GAATGTCACGACCAATTCGACGGGCACGGGGTAGGAAAGAGCTTAACACCGCAAGTATTTTTTGACGACAACGGAGACGTTATGCCCCCCCATAAAAACAAAAAAGTGAGAGAGGCGTAGAACCGTGGCACAACCTCGAAAAATTGCGCGGGATAGTGTGTAACCCTCCCTCCAAAGGAGCAAAAAATGGCTAAAAAATCGGTAAAGATAACGAAAGATAGCCGTATATCGGCGGAGATTAAAAGACTTGGCCAATTTTACAAGAACATGGACGAAGTTAAGAAAGGTATTGCTCAGGGCCTTATTGAGCGCGCTGCATTTATGCGGATTGAGTGCGAGGACTTGGAACTGTTCCTGCTCAAGAACGGGTGGACAGAGTTGTTTACCCAGAGCGAGAAAACAGAACCATACGCGCGGTATCGACCGGAGGCGCAAGCATACCAAACACTTAACGGTAACTATCAGAAGATTATTAAACAACTCGATAGTATGCTACCTAAGGTTGAAGCGGTGCCGGAAAGTGACGGCTTCGACGAGTTTTTAAGTAGGCGTGATGAAATGTGAATAACCCAATACTTGAATATTGGAAACAGATCCAGAGCGGAGACGTAGTTGTTTCACAAAAACTCTATAAAACGTATGAGCATTTAGTTGAGCGAATAGAGCACCCAACAGAGTATTACTACAACGCGGAAAAGGCCCAGCACGTTATAGACTTTTTCGAGCACTTCTGCCACCACAGCAAAGGAAAAGCGGGCGGTCAGCTTGTTAAGCTTGAGCTATGGGAAAAGGCCTTGCTTGCTTCCGTGTTTGGGTTTGTTGATATTGAGGGCAATAGGCAATACCGAGAAGCAATACTCATTGTTGGAAAAAAGAACGGCAAGAGCTTGCTTGCCTCAGGTATTGGAAACTATATGCTCTTTGCAGATAGTGAACCGGGCGCAGAAATCTACGCAGTAGCGACGAAGCGAGAGCAAGCTAAAATTATTTGGCTTGAAGCTAAACGTATGATAAACAAATCACCCGCTCTTAAATCACGCTCACGAACGCTAATAGGTGAGATAGACACAGACTTTAACGACGGAACATTTAAACCGCTGGCGAGTGATAGCAACACGCTTGACGGTTTGAATATACATTGCGCCTTAATGGACGAGGTGCACCAATGGCAGAACGGGCGCGCGCTGTATGACATTATTGCAGACGGTGTTACAGCCCGTGAGCAACCATTAGTTTTGATAACTTCAACAGCCGGTGTAATCCGCGAGGATATATACGACCAAAAGTACGACGAGGCTTGCAGAATTATAAACGGCTACGGAGACGAGGACGGCTACAAAGACGAACATACTATTGCGTTTGTGTATGAGCTCGACAACAAGAGCGAGTGGACAGACTCAAAGTGTTGGCAAAAAGCTAACCCCGGCTTAGGCACTATTAAGAGCTTGAAAATACTAACGGACAAAGTAGAGAAAGCAAAGCAAAACCCGGACTTAGTTAAAAACCTCGTCTGCAAGGAATTTAATATACGCGAAACTTCCGCGGAAGCTTGGCTCCCGTTTGAGGTTATAGATAACCAAGACAAATTTACTCTTTCTAAAGAAACCCTTTCTTTCAAGTGGTACCACGACGGCGCGGAGCGGTCTTTGGCTTATCCGCGCTATGGTATCGGCGGAGTGGACTTATCCAGCACAACCGACTTGACCGCTGCAAAGGTTATATTTAGAGTGCCGGACGTTCCAAACATATTTGTTTTATCTATGTATTGGATAGCCGACGAACTTCTAAATAAAAGAGTTACAGAAGATAAGATACCGTATGACAAATGGGTTGACCGTGGGTTGGTTAGATTATGTCACGGTAACAGTATTAACTATCACGACGTAACAGAGTGGTTTTTAGAAATACAAGACAAGCTAGACATTTATATACCGTTTATTGGTTACGACTCATGGAGCGCTAAATATTGGGTTGAGGAAATGCAGGGCACGTTTGGCAAGGGTGCAATGATACCAATACAGCAAGGCGTTAAGACCTTAAGCGAGCCAATGAAGCGGTTAGGCAATGACTTAGCGTCTAAATTGATAGTATATAACAATAACCCGATAGACAAATGGTGTTTAACTAACACAGCAATTAAAGAGGACGTAAACGGCAATATTCAGCCGTGTAAAACTTCCTCACCAACAAAGCGAATAGACGGCACAGCGTCATTACTAGACGCTTACACCGTTTATCAAGATAAACAAGCAGACTATAACAATATGATTTAAAGGAGGTGTTTGTTTGGGTTTATTTGAGGCCGTATTTGGTAAGCAAAAGGAGCTGCCGCAGACAACGGAATATTTTAAAACGCTTACCGCATATCAGCCGACATTTTACAGCCGGAGCGGTGGACTTTATGAAATGGACAAAACCCGCTCGGCCGTGCACGCAATAGCAAACCATTGTAGCAAACTCAAACCGCACACAGTAGGTACGGCAGCGAAAAGGTACGAGCGTATGCTTCAGTACAAGCCGAACCCGTGGCAGACGACTTCACAGTTTTTGTACCGCTTAGCGACAATACTTGAAGTTGAAAACACGGCTTTTATTGTTCCTATACATGACCAATACGGACAAGTAAAAGGAATATTTCCGGTGCTCCCACAGCGCGTGCAGTTGGTTAACGGTACAAATGGAGTGCTTTACTTGCGCTATGAGTTTAGCACGGGCCAACACGCAGCCATAGAGTTTAGCTCTTGCGGTGTGCTAACTAAAATGCAGTATAAGGACGACATTTTCGGATCTAACAATAATGCGCTGGCGCCGACAATGGACGTAATCAACACCCAAAATCAAGGAATTGAAGAGGGCATAAAGAGTAGCGCTGCGGTTCGCTTTATGGCAAAGCTCGGCACCGTGCTTCGCCCTGAGGATATAAAGCGAGAGCAAGAAAACTTTAGAAAAATAAATCTATCTGCCGACAATAACGGTGGTGTGCTTATGTTCGACCAGAAGTACGCAGACGTACAGCAGATAAACAGCAAGCCTTACATTGTTGACGCTGACCAAATGAAACTAATTGACAACAACGTATTTAATTACTTTGGCGTTAACGAAAAGATTATGCGTAATGAGTGGGACGAGGCAAGCTGGAACGCATTTTACGAGGGAAAAATTGAGCCTTACGCTGTTCAGCTTTCACTTGTATTAACTTCTATGCTTCTAACTGAAAACGAAATAGCACACGGCAACGAAATAACCATATCCGCTAACCGTTTACAGTTTGCAAGCGTAGCAACAAAAGTAAGCTTAATTACCCAGCTTTTTGACCGTGGCTTGTTATCCGCCAATGAGGGCAGAGAGATAATGCAAATGCCACCGGTTGAGGGTGGTGACACTTATATGATACGCGGTGAGTATGTAGACCGTAACGAAAGAATAGAGGAGGGCGCTAATGAGTAAAGAAGTTAGAGCTTTTAACTTTGAGGTAAGAGCCGAGCAGAGCGAAGAGCACGGCCATTATTTGAGCGGTAGACCAATTGTGTTTAATCAGCGTACTAATTTGGGTTGGTGCGACGAGATTATTGCTGACGGTGCGCTAGACAGCACAGACTTGCGCGACGTTCGTTTTTTGATTAATCACAATACAGATATGATACCTCTTGCAAGAAGCAGAAATAACAACGCTAACAGCACAATGCAGATGTCAGTTGTGCCCGGTGAGGGTATGGACATACGCGTTGACTTGGATATTGAAAACAACGCAGACGCAAAAGCTCTTTATTCAGCGGTAAGCCGTGGAGACATAACCGGAATGTCTTTTATGTTTAACGTTGATGAAGATACATTCTCAGACCTTGAAACAGAGCACCCAACAAGAACCGTTACACGCATAAGTAAGGTTTTTGAGGTTAGCGCTGTAACTTGGCCTGCCTACGAGCAGACTTCACTTGAAGCTAGAGGCCTTGCCGGAGCATTGGACAATGCAAAAGAGGCGCTGGAGAGCGCAAGGGCACAGAGCGAAGAGAGAAAGAAAGCCGTAGAACAGCAGAAAACTAGAATAAGACTATTAACGGAGGTTATGTAATGGAACTTACTAACTTAACTGTTGATGAGCTTATGCTTCGCAAGACAGAGCTCCGCTCTGCTATGGACGTTGAGGACGCAAATCTTGACGAAATAGAAGCAGAGGCAAGAGCTATCAACGCAGAACTCGAAAGCCGTAAGGCAATTGAGGCAGAAAAAGCAGAGGCACGCGACGCAGTTGCAAACGGTGACGGCGAAGTTGTAGCCGAGCAGAACAACGAAATTATTATGGAGGAAAGAAAAACCATGACATTTGACTCAATGGAATACAGAGACGCTTTTTATAGCTATCTTTCAAACCCAACAACAGAAGCAAGAAACGCACTTATCAACGTAGACGGCAACGGCTCAACAATTACCGGTGACGCAGTTGCTCTTCCAAAAGGACTTGACACTAAGATTTGGGACAATATCCATACAGCACACCCAATTCTTGCCGACATCACAACAATTAACAGCGGTATCGTAATGGAAGTTACACGCCATACAGCTATTGCTACACGCGTAAGCGGTAAAAAGGACGCTGGAACAACAGCCGGCGCAGAGGACAACACATTTGTTAAGGTTACTCTTGCTGGTGCAGACTATGAAAAGTATGTAGAGCTTACATATGCAGAAGCAAAAATGTCTCAGGGCGCACTTGAGGACTACATTGCAACTGAAATCGCAGCAGAACTCGGCGAAGCTCTCGCAAAAGACGTATTTGCACGCATTAAGAGCGACGCAACAACAACGCAGAAAGTTACAGACACTTCTACACCATTTGCAGACATTATGGGCGCTCTTGCTCTTGCTTCCGGTGCAAACAACGCAGTAGTTTACGCAAACAATGCTGACTATTACGCAATTCTCGGCGCAACAGACGACAACGGACAGCCTATCTTCCGCAACGGTGTTGTACTTGGCGCACAGCTCAAGAAAGACAACGCAGCAGTTGACGTTACTGTTGTAGATCCAACAATGTTTGTACTTAATCAGGTACAGGGCGTTATGATTGAGTCTGACAAGGACGTTAAATCTCATCACGTAATCGTAAGCGGTTACCTCCGCGCCGAGGGTTGCCTCAGAAACGTTAAGGCTGCTGCTTACATTGCTTAATTAATTGGGGAGCATAAGCTATGCTTAAAATCCTTAAAACATTAATTAAGACTCTTACCGGCAAGAATTGCAATGCAAAGACGGTTGCCGGCGCAGTTAAATACCTCAATGATAACTTGACTGTTACTGTTGACGGTACATCAAAGGTAATAACTCTTAAGGTTAAATCTTAAGGTATTACAAGGCGGTAACGGGTTGCTCCTCCCGTTATCGCCGTTTTAATAGGAGTAATCTAAAAGGCGGTGCTTTTTTATGGCAATGTTAGATATAGTCAAAAGCGCATTGCGAATTACAAGCAATGCCTTTAATAGTGAGTTAAGTATGCTAATTACTGCGTGTGAGGCTGACTTAGAGATAAGCGGACTTAATACCATAGACGATACGGACGAGCTTACCCAGCTCGCTGTTGTAAAATACGCAAAAGCTGAAATGAATTACCAAGGCGACGCTGAGCGCTGGAGAAACGCATACAAAGAGCAAAAAATCTCAATGGGCTTGTGTAGCTCATATAACGAGGTGAGCTAATGAGAACTAATAGAACTCCTTTCACCGACGTTTGTAAGCTTGTAAACGCTTCTAAAACTGTTGACGCTGACGGCTACGAGACCGAAACGTTAACATATAATGAAGTTTGCTGCTCAATAATGGACGGTGTTGCCCGAACCGAGTTTTACGAAGCTTTCAAAGCTGGCCTGCGTTTAGATCTAACGGTAGAAATATACGAAGTAGACTATAACAGTAACATACGCTTGGTGCTAAACGACAAGACTTACGACATAGTAAGAGCTTACCCAACGGGTTACGGTACATTAGAACTTACTTGCAAGGAGGTTATACGTTGAATATTAACCAAAGAATAATCAATACAGTTAGCCCAATTGTGAGCACAGTAGTTCCGGACTATTACGATGGCAGTAATAGCACTTACGCGGTGTTTGTTGCTAATGAGATACCAAACAGCTACGGAGACAACGTAGCACTTACTGTTAGGTATTTAGTTACTTTAAATTTGTTCATGCCGAAGAAAACAAACCCGTTTGAGACAAAGAGACTTATTTGTAAAGCGTTAGAAAGCGCAGGGTTTACTTACCCAACGGTAACAAACCTAAGCGACGCAGACGGTATGCACTTAGTTTTTGAGTGTAAGTATGTTGACGGTGTTTAAATGGCTGACTTTAAGATAGACGGACTTGCAGATTTAATGCTTGATTTGCAGACACTAGCGAGTTTACCGGAGCAAGTGACAGAAGAAATGCTAAACGCTCAGGCCGATATAGTTGTGAGCGCTCAGAAATCTAAAGCACGTGCTCTGGGAATAGACCGCACGGGTTTGACTATTGATAGCATACAGAAAAGCAAAGTTAAGAAGTTTAAAACGGGACCGTGTATTACGGTTGAGTTTAAAGGCTCAAGAACCCGTGGAAAAACCAAAACACGAAACGCAGAAATAGCTTTTATTAACGAATACGGTAAGAAAAACCAACCAGCGAGGCCGTTTGTCAACCTTGCCAACGAAGAAACGGAGGCAGAACAGACAAGCGCAGCGCTTAAGGTTTATGACAATTATCTAAAATCTAAGAATTTATGAGGTGAACAATGGCAAAGTACGGTTGCGCTTACGCTAAATGGGCACCATTTAAAACAACTGGTGCAGACGCTGTAACAACAGCTTTTCCTAAATACGGTACTCCAATTGTACCCGGCAGTTTGGTAAGTGTTAAAGATAACCCGTCCTTTAGCGAGGCTAAGCTTTACGCTGACGACGCTTTGAAAGAATACGTTAACGCTTTCAAAGAATGTGCTGTAACTGTCGAAGTTGACGAAATTACAAACGATACAGCAAGCTCCATGTTTGGAGCAACAATTGACTCCGACTCAGATAACTTGGAGTTTAATTCAGCAGATACCGCTCCTTTTGGCGGACTTGCTTTTTTCACAACACTTTCACAGAACGGCGTTACTTATTATCAGGGTGTTTATTACCCAAAAGTTAAGGCTGTTATGAGCGGTAGTGACTATGTTACAAAGGGCGATAGCATTTCATTTGCTACCGGCACTATGACACTCACAGCTTCCGCCCCAGCTTGTGGCAAGTGGAAAGTTTTAAGCGATAAGCTCGATACAATTACCGAGGCTAAAGCTTGGGTAGACGACCTTATCAAAGCTTCAACTTAATGTAACGACTAGGGCAGAGGTTTTTACTTCTGCCCGTTTTTCTTAAGGAGCAAAAATGAAAACTATTGAGTATGAACTTAACGGCAAAACGTTTCATTTAGCTATGAACGGGTGCGCATTGTTTGATGTATACGACAAGTACGGCACAGACAAGAACGTGCTAGAACTTATCGAGGGCACAGACAAAAAGACATTTGAGCGGTTGTGCTGGTTGCTATATAAGTTTGCTGAGCAAGGCGAGCTTGTTAGACGCTATCAAGGCTTTGACCGTGGGCCCGTAGCAACAGAAGAGTTTTTTAAGGTTAATCTTAAGGCACTTGACGTTGCATTAGCTAAATTAAAACTAAAAGACGTAATTATAGAGGGCTTTAAGCGAGAAGAAGTAGACGACAAACCGGTTGACTTGTTGTTGCTGGAAGCTCAAAAAAAAAAGGAAACACCGTAACAAAAAGTAGGTATGTGCAAGTTGTTACGCAATTCCTTAATTTATCCTATAAAGAGGGAATGTTATTAACTCCGGGGCGAGTGTTTGACTTGATATATCTTGAAAAACAACGCCGTGGTATTAATACGGAGGACGATTAATTAATGGCTACAAGAACAATAAGCACTAAAATTTCCCTTGACGGTGAAAAAGAATTTAAAACGCAAATGTCGTCTGTTAATAGCCAGCTCAAAACGCTTAACTCTGAAATGAAGTTAGTAGACGCAGAGTTTAAAGGGCAAGCTAACAGTATGGAAGCTTTGACAGCTAAAAACAAAGTTTTAAGCGAGCAGTACGCACAGCAGAGCGAGAAAGTAAAAGCTCTGGAGCAGGCTGTTAAAGACGCAAGCGAAGCATACGGCGAGGACAGCAAACAAGTAGACCAATACAAGCAACAGCTTAATAACGCTAAAGCTTCATTGCTTAACTTAGACGACGAATTAAAAAAGAATGAAAGCTATCTAAAAGAAGCCGAAGAAAGCACAGACGGTTGCGCTAGATCCATAGACGAATACGGCAAAGAAGTTAAAGACGCAAGCACAGAAACCAACACTTTTGGTGCGGTGTTAAAAGCTAATCTAACCAGCGAGGCAATTATTGCAGGCGTTAAAGCTCTTGCCGGAGCGGTTAAGGAAGTAGGCAAAGCTTTTGGCGAGTCTATAAGCCAGACGGCGCAGTATGGCGACGAGATAGACAAGCAGAGTCAGAAATTACAGATAAGCGCAGAAAGTTACCAAGAGTTGAGCTTCGCTGCGGAGCGTTGCGGTACATCAATAGAGACAATAGGCACCGCTCAGAAAACACTTGCTAGTAAAGACTTTGACGGAGATATTAAAGACGCTATTTTAGCTGTTGCTTCTCTTACTGACGCAGACGAGCGCGCAGCCAAAGCAACCGAACTGTTTGGTAAGAAAGCTGGGCAAGAACTATTACCGCTCTTAAATAGTGGTGCTGACGGTATACAAGGCTTGTTTGACGAGGTTAACGCTCTTGGCGGTGTAATGAGTCAAGACGCTGTTAATGCTGCGGCCACATACCAAGACAGTTTGACCAACTTGCAGACAGCTTTCGGGGGCTTAAAGAATAATCTAGCGGGCGAGTTTTTACCGTCTGTTACGACGATTATGGACGGTGTTACAGCGGTAATTACCGGAGACGTTGACGCAGGCGTTGCAATGATAGAGGAGGGCATAGAACAGTTTGGAGAACAGCTCCAACAGTTAGGCCCTTATGCAGAGGAAGCTCTTAACTTATTAACACAAGTTATCGTTGATAGTTTGCCGGATATTGTAGAGTGTGGCGGTAATGTGCTCATATCATTAATTGACGGTTTGTTAGAGCAAATGCCTCAGTTAATACCCGCAGTTGTCGACATTGTAACGTCAATTGTTGAAACTCTTACAAGTAATATTGATTTACTTATAGACGCTGCGCTTAAACTTATGGTTGGGCTTGCAACGGGCTTAATTAAGGCAATACCACAGCTTGTAAGTAAGTTGCCGGAGATTATATCCGCTATTGTAAACGGTTTAATTGACGCCGTGCCAAAGATAGCAGACGCAGGCAGAGAACTTATTAAGGGCTTGTGGCAAGGCATATCTGATATGGGCGCGTGGATAGGCGAAAAAATAAGAGGATTTGGCGAGGGTATCGTTAATAGCCTTAAATCATTCTTTGGTATACATTCCCCGTCAACTCTTATGCGTGACCAAATAGGAAAATACTTAGCAGAGGGTGTAACAGAGGGATTTACTGAGAACATAGACGCGGAAGCTATGGCAGACGCTATACCGAGTAATTTTGATATAGCTACAAACGTAAATAGTAATCTAAAGAACCCAACAGTTAACACACTTACAGCGGAACAATACCAAAGCGCACTAGGCCAAGCAACAAACGCACTAATTAGTGCACAGCAGAGCGGAGGCGGTGACTTAACTATCCCTTTAGTTATTAACGGTAGAGAAGTAGCACGCGCCACAATAGCAGACTACCGCTATATTAGTAAATCAACTCCGGAGGTAGCGCTTGCATGACACAATTAATAATTAACAATTTATATTTGCCACAGACGAGTAATGACAATTACTCTTGTTACCCTGAGACGCTGGGAACGCAAATAGAAATGATAAGCGGACGCATAGTTGAGGAAATTAGAGGCACAGTACAGACTATTAATTATTCCTACGACTGTATGGACGCAACAACCTATACAACTTTACTTGGCCATTTGCGAAGTAAGGAAGCTTTAAACGTTGTATATCTTCCGGACGATAGCAATACAATGAAATCAAGTAAGTTTATTTGCACAGCTAAACCGGCACCAACATTTGCATTTGATAAAGACGGTACAGCGGTTTGGCATAATGTAAGCTTTACATTGAGAGAGGTAAGGCCAAATGATTAATGCAAGCGAGCAGTTTAATGTTGCTGTTAATGGCGATATTAGACGAATGTACTTAAAGGCCGTTTTAGATCTAACGTCACCGGATATGGTATATGGTGCAAATACGTCAAGTGGTGAGTCTGCTTATAGCGACGGGTTAATACACGACAAAGTGTTTGAAACAGAGAAAAAGTACGCGACGTGCGAAACTGACCGCGTAAGACTTGACGGCACAGCAACGGTTTACCCAGACGCTGGCAGTAATGTTTCAAACGGCTTCTTATCTACTGCAATAGCAGACGCAAACGGAAATATAAGCGCGTGGGTGCAATTGAACTTTAGCAATGTATCAATAATGCAGGCTTGTAGTGTTTATTTCCCCAATAACAATTATGACGGTGTAGCAGAGGACTTTACTGTTGATATTTACAGCGGAGATACTTCTTACTACACCGCTACTTATACCGGTAACACTTCTGCTAGCGTATCCGTTAGCGGGTTTACTGTTAATAACCCAACAGCTATACGAGTAACAGTAAGCAAGTGGAGCATACCAAATAGGTTTATGCGTGTTTGCGAGATTTTACCGGGCATATATGAACAATGGAGCGACGATACTATTGCTGAGCTGACAGTAACACAAGAGGTAAGCCCGTCTTGCTTGTCTCTCCCTTATGGCGTGTGTACGCTTAAAATGGATAACGCAAGCAGACGCTTTGAACCGCGCAAAAAAGACGGTTTATTTTTGTCAATAGAAGAGCGTCAAGGCTTGCCTATATCTATTGGTTGTAAGCTTGACGACGGTACAGTTGAATACAAACCGCTTGGCATTTTTTATCAGTATTCAAGCGGTTGGAAAACGGGAGACAATGGACTAACTATCCAATGGGATTTGGTTGATGTCATAGGCCTATTGGCTAATAGAGCTTATATAGCTCCTGCAACACTTCCAACTACTTTGAGCGGTTGGGTAGCTTCAATTGTCGCTCAATTGGGTGTTAACTTTGAGAGTTTTTATAGTGTTGATAGTGTATATGCAAGTACAAGCTTGACTTGCACAGCTTCCGCAATTGCCGGTAAAACGTGCGGAGATATTCTGCGCTGGATATGCCAAGCAAGCGGAACGTTTGCAAGGGCAGACGCGGAAACGGGCTATTTATGCGTGGAGCCGACTTGGAGCGGTGGAAAAAACATAACGCTAGACGATATGTCCACATATCCGGTAATTAAAGCAAATGACGACATAGGTTTAATTATAATTAAGCTATCAGACGGCACACAGAAAACATACGGCGGTAATAACAGCTCTAGCTCATTATCTGTTAATATCGAAAACCCGTTTATTTCAACCGCAACGCAGGCCTCCGCATTGGCCCAAAGAGTTTTGAGCTTTTACGGTGGTAATACTTACGAGATTAACGAAAGAGCTAACCCGTGCGCAGAGCTCGGCGACGTTGACCGCATACAGTTAGACCAGAGCCAAGCGACAAACGCACGCAGAACTAAACAGAGCTTTGCTTTTTCCGGTGGAATATTAGCGACGCAGCCGTGCACACTTATACAGCCTAACGGCGCTGAAATGTACCAAAACGTTATTGAGTATACGCAGAGCGGAACATACACGCTACCAAGTGTAACAAAGATACATTTAATACTTGTTGGCGGTGGTAGCTCAGGAACAGCGGGCACAAATGGAAGTTACTCAAGCGCTGGGCAGAACGGCACCGACGGCGTAGGAGGTAAGGTTTGGTATTCAGATCTAAGCGTTAATAGTGGGGCAAGTATAAGTGTAACAATTGGCGGTACCGGAGAAGATACAAGCGTAACAATTGGCGGTGTAACTTACAGCTCCGGTAACGGTTCACGCTATAACGGTTTTAGTGATTTGCTCACGGGTAACGTATTTGGGCGTGACGGTGTTGCTGTTCCAACAAACGGTAGCGGAGACGGTGGCGCAGGCGGAGCTGGTGGAGTACAAGGCCACACTCACACGCAAAAGAAAAATGTGCTTATCGGTTATGATGAGCAAGGCTGTAAACAGTTTGAGACAATAGAAGTAACTGTTATTGATAACTACCCAACTAACGGAACAGCCGGCAAAACGGGCGCAAGTGGAAGCGTAATTATTTGGTACGAGGTGTAATACATGATTATTGATGAATTAATTACAAATCACACGTCAAGCGACCATTACGACTACCGAGACTATAACCGAGTAGGCGAAGCGTGCGCTTATTTGCAAAATATGCTTAATACGCAATTTGGTTTTGATATTCACGGGGTTGTAGGCAAACACGACTACGCACCCAGCGACATATTAACCGAGAGCGCAATTGAGGTTTATATGAACGACGTAAAAGTAATTCACGACGCTATAACTAACCCAATAACTGTACCAAACTTTGCATTTACTGTTGAAGTAGCAAACAAAATAGAGCAGATATTACTTAACTGTAATTCTGCTCTTGAAAACATACGCAAATCTTTTATTTATTCTAATGAAATATACGGAGGTGAGTATTAATGCAAGACAGAGTAGCCACATACCCCGGCAGAGTAAAACTTACACCTGTAAGCGGTCAAGCAAATACTTACGATTTAGAGAGAGCAGACTCCCCAACAGTACAAGGAACTGCCCTAAACAAAGCAAATTTGTTGAGTGACACAACTGCCTCCCTTTTAGGACTTACCAACCCCACAGTAAACGACTTCCTCGCCAACATCATCAATGGTGGTTTCAAAGGATTTTGGTGGAAGAAAAATTTAGCTTCATATAGCTATTA